TAGGTATTGGTTTTAGAAAAACCGGTCCCTGCAGATTAAGTAAAGTTAAAGGAGCTTCTATGAATCGCACGTTACGAGAGATAAAAAAACTAAAAACTTAAAACGGGGTACAGTACAGTTTAGTTTAGTTATCTAGTGTAGCTACTTTACAAGCTAATTCAACTCGGAGGTGTTGCCATGTTGTGACTGGTAGACGAAGATCCAGATTAACCGTCGTTAAATTACAGCGTGTTAGGTATTGGTTTTAGAAAAACCGGTCCCTGCAGATTAAGTAAAGTTAAAGGAGCTTCTATGAATCGCACGTTACGAGTGGAAAAAATGAAAGATGTTTCAAGCCGAGCGCTGTTCAATATTTATGGCTCGCCGACTTGTGGAAAAACAACTTTGTGTCTCTTTCTTCGTGGCATTGGGATGAATGTCTTAGATACTAACGACATTCAGTTTCTTTCGATGACAAAAGAAAACTTCGAACAGTTAACGCAAGAAGTCGATATCGTAGTCACAAATCTAACTAATTTAGGTAGACCTCATCTTTCTTTTCAGCTTAATGAGGCCGATACGATTCAACGGTTTATGTTACGCGAAGGAATTCGTAATCCTGAATTAACTCGTAAGATCTCGGGATGGCATTTAAATGATTTAAGGCGAGACGGTATTTTAGGTACCTATAAGTTGTCCAGAAGTGAATATATTACGACCTATTTACCGGACATTTTAAGTGTGTTGCCTAGCGAACTTAAGAGAAAAGCCGTTGTCTTTGGGTCCGAGGTATTCGCCAACCTTCAACGAAGTGAAGGTCGAAGCAGAGAACTCGTTCACTTCTCTAATTTCTTCTTTTTCCTCTCAAAGTGGAATGTCGATGGTTTATTTCGGAGCTGGGTCAATTTACGCACAAGGAATATTGACTCAAAACTGCAAATGTACGCATGGCTGTACAAATCATAAGGAGGTTCTATGAAACCTAAAAACCATCATAGCGATGCTGATCGTTTATCGTTTGTAACTGGTCTTCTTATTAAAACGGAGTCCGGTTCGAATAAGATCGATGTTACTAGGTTCTTTCCTAAGTTCGGTATAGTTGCAGTTAATCACGTTTCTCTTCTTGTAGATCTAATTAATGACCCCCGTACGGAAGTTGAAATGTCGCTACAAGCTGAAGGAAAGTCAAGTCAAGTCGTTTATGTATTAGACAGAATCAGGAAATTCTTCTTTTATAGAAGGATTATTGTAACTAACGAAATTATTGACCTTTGCTTAAGAGGTTTAATACGCTGTCCTGATTTCCTGTTGCAAGATTTATTAGTAGTAATCGAGATCATTCGATTTAGTAATCACAGAAAGGAGGAGCTATGAGTAAGTCGACAAACGAAATCCGGTCTTACGGCAAGAAATTTAACGAAACTTTAAAAAAGGAGGTTTATAACGGGGGAGCCTGCATGGGCTGTCTCGGTTTTTCTCAAATTGAATTCACGCTTGACGATGTTATTCAGTCTGCCAAAGATGATCCTGAGGCGTTCAATCGACAAGGCCGGGAAAACGCTGTTAACGCAGCAATAAGCATTTCTAAGCTGGAAGACAGCTCGGAACAGTCTGCCAAAGATAATCCTGAGGCGTTCAATCGACAAGGCCGGGAAAACGCTGTTAACGCAGCAATAAGCATTTCTAAGCTGGAAGACAGCTCGGATTGACCTATGGTAACTGTTGAAGATTTCAAGACGCGAGACATTAGGATTAATAGAGCGCTAGCTCTTTTTTCGCGCGCTGCGTCTGAGAAACAATACTTGCACATTCATCATTCGCAGAGTAGTTCGCGCAATACCTCTCTTTCTGATATCTATGCTTGGCATAAGAAGAGAGGTTTTAACGAAATAGGTTACCATTTTTTGGTATTTCGTGAGGATTTTGTGCTGGGTAGAAGTGTAGACAAAAAACCTGCCTCTATTGAAAATCACAATTTAGGAGCATTAGCAGTATGCTTTGTCGGAAACTTCGACTCTGAGCTACCAACGGCGTTTCAAGAAAAAATGCTGCAACTTATTCTTAAACAATGGAAAGTTGCTGGTCATGTTGACTTTACAGACGTCTTTGCTCACAGAGACCTTGATAATCGGAAGTCTTGTCCTGGCGCAAATTTGTATAATTTGTTACAAAAATGTAAAAAAGAGGTGTTGCTATGACTTTTCAAGACGAATTTCGAGAATTCTTCCGTGCGTTGGAAAACAAAAGAGTTACTGAATTTCGCTCTTTTTTGGACGAGAGGAATCTCTCGTATTCCGACCCAGAAGGTTTTTTGGAGTTTTTGTTCAAGTTTAATCGGCGTTATCGCGCAACTAAAGATGCTTACGCCTTAGCTGATCGGGGTTTGCTTACGATCAAAGATAAGTATGTCGTCAGTAATTCTTTACTAGGAGCGATAGTTCGAGTTTTGGTGTCAACGCGCCAATCTAATGATACTACTTCAGTAAATGACATGCTTGAAGAGTTAGCACAAGCTTCAGTTTCAGTTCGTAGAGATTTTTTCTCTGCAATGTTGCGTCACAATATGCTTGGCAATAACTTAACGAGATTCATGTCGAATTTTAGTGTAACCACAGAAGGCGCTAGCCAGCGCGTAATAAAACCGTTAATTGATTCTTCTGACCTTTCTTTTCCGATTGATGTACAGGAAGTAGCTACATATCGTGGTTTCAACTTCCTTCGTAACCAAGAAGGTCTTAAAGCTAATGACGAGCTCAAGCTTGACGAAAGGCAAGAATCTTTAGTTCTTCTTCCGATTAGTAACCCACGCTCTAAAGGAAAGAAGAAGAAAGTAACGACTAGTGAGGTGAAGGAGTGCGGTAATGAACAAAAATAAGGTCATTACAAGCTACAATAATGCTCCCTTTAGTTTTAGTTTTAATGTCGTCGATCTCGTAAAACTTTTCCGTATGTTAAATTCGACGAACGACGAAACTTTCAGTGCTAAATTCGAACCGAAGGTACTTAACTTACTACGCGATTTAGGTTTTCAGATCAGAGATCTTAATACGGCGGCTGATCAACCTTTAGATCCTACGACTCCTGTTGAAAGTGGGGAGAACGGAGGTGGAGAAGAAAAATCTAACGATACCAACTCTGTATCAGAAAGACCTGAAGCCGGATTGGACACTCCTAGAAAGATCGAACAAACCGCGCCTTACAGTGACACCCCTGTAGATGCGATTCGTGATTCACACGCTAAATCTGAACGCGTGAGGAAAAAGAAAAACGACGCTATCCGAAAAAAACGCGAAGCTGTTCTGAAATCGCCTAGGGTGAATTTCTCGTCGTCCATCGTTGACAATTATCTAGCAAAGATGGCGAATCCGAATGTAAACGAACCGAAGGAGGGTGATAATGAGTAAGAACTCGACACAAAAGTTTCAGGGCGAAATTAAATCGTCTGATAACGACAGCAAAAAAGCAAAACTGACTGCGAAAGGAATCGACTCTGTCGTTACGCTTGTAACTAAGAAACAAGGTTTTGACGAGGCTGCAGCGTGTAATTCTTTTTTGAATCCTAAAGAAGGGACCTTGCTTTTAACCTCGACAATTCAACCTGAAAAAACGATGTCTAGCAACTCAAATTTTTCAACATTGTATCAGACGATAAGTTTTGGTGCTACTGGTTCAGCAGTTTTTGCAGCAAGAGATGTTAAAAGTATGTCCACTTCCTCATTCGAAGATCATGTAATAGCGCAGATTAAACGCATTCCACAAAATCAGTATGAAGGATTCATCGCGACTTTGACAAATAAGTCAAGTCATGACGATCTGGCCTTTTCTCGGGTGGCATCTCCATATTACAGTAAGCTGCTGAAGGGCATCTCAGTTGTACGAGAAAAGAATTTGGCGGACCAGAAGGCGTATGACGCGATTAAAACCGAAGATATGGCGCTCCCATCCTCAATTTTCTGGTCTCCGGACAACGGTTGGGTTTATTCCGAAAGCGTGAGGAATCTTATATCTGGAAATGACACAGCTGAAGAAGTAAAATACCACTACAACTCACTCCTAATTGTGCCTAACCCCGGATGTGATACTGCCACACAAGAAGATATCTCAGAACGAATTATGTTAATGTGCGAAGTATTCGTCGTTAAGGCTTTAATGGGAGCAATACTGAGTCAGTCATAATGCGAATATCGCAAGATGCGTTAGCCGATATCTTAACGCGATTTCCTGCAGCTAAACGAAGATTCGCGACAAATTTGGATCGTTCCAACTTCGAGGTCCTTCCAGGTGTCGTTGTGGACAAGCGAGCATCAAGTGACTTTTCCGATTTTGTATACGATCTTTTTTCGAAGCTTACACCTCTGATGTCGAAGACGGTAATCGAGGAAGGCGTGTTAGTAAATTCAGACGATATGACTGCGTTGCCACAGCTCCTTCAGAATCCCTCTTTCTTGCCTTATCCTCTATCGCAACCAAAAAAAGTAGATACAGAAGAAACTGAGCGGATGGAGAAATTGGTACACGGACTCGCTCGCTATGCTTTTAGCAATGGTGAGTTCACGAATATCCAATTAAACAGCGTGTCTACTAGCGGTGCTTTCACGTACCACTTCGATCGAACGAAAAAGAAACAGAACGCTTTACGGGCCATTGCAAATTGTGAAGAAATTCTGAATATCTGTACGAAAATCATGAAAGACAAAGCAACGTATGGTGATCTGTACGAGGCTGGATTGCCTTGTGTGTATACCGTTAACAGAAGAGTTCAAGAAACTGATAAAGTTAACGTGAAATTCAATGAAGTCGGAGTGACTGAGGTTTCCGCGAAAGTACGCCGCGTTTGGGACGGAAAAAAGTTTGTATATCAAGATCGTATGTACGCAAAAAACTTCTCGAACAGACCTTTGGCAGCTCCAAGAGAGAGGCTTTTTTACGGCTCTACTTCTGAGATGAGCACCTTAGTATCGGTACTAGGTAATTTTTTACAAAACAGCATCAAGAAAACGTTACCTAGATTCTATGACAACAGTCATGCTGGGATGTCAAAAGCTGTTAAGACGAAGAAATCTATCTTTACGTTAGATGTGTCGAATTTTGATACTAACATAGCTGCACGATACATCCGAGCTATGCTTAGTGCCATTGACGGACTCGATCCTCGTGTGATAGATTTAGTACTCGTTAGTATTTATGCTCCGGTCGTGACCTACCAAAAAACGCAGTACGAGAACCAAGTTGTGATATTACGCGGAGATGATATGAAATGGGAAGAACGGGTAGCTACTCATTTCGGTAATATGACTGGCCATCCCCTTACTTCGATCATTAACAAAATTGTCGGAGGAGGTCTCTTCCTAGAGATAACAGCGCAGCTAGACGGTTTCGACGTATTAACCATGTCTCAAGATGAGGTTAACCGTTGGATTAGCAGCAAAATGCAGCAACATGAACAAGAAGGTAAATTCGATACAGTTGTTGCTTCGTTTTCTGGTGGCAATTCAGGAGATAATATCTTCTTTGCTGAGGAAGCCGCAGTTAGCGTAATAAAACCGTTAATTGATTTTTCTAACCTTTCTTTTCCGATTGACGTACAGGAAGTAGCTACGTATTGCGGTTTCAACTTCCTTCGTACCCAAGAAGGTCTTAAACCGATCTATAAGACGCTAAATCTCATCGCACGTACTTTAATACCTGAAGTGCCTCTGTCCCATCCCCGGAAGAAACTCTATAAGATTGGATTTAACTGTCGCTTAGAGTTATACCGAGATAACCCATTTTTCCGGGAGGTAATGCAAGTTCTAAAAGACACTCTTCTTCGCCATTACAATTTCGATATCCTCGGTCCAGAAATGGCTGTCTCGGCTTATGACAAGGCTTTACTAGGGATAAGCGCTCATGGAGCAGACTTAGACGCAATCGCAGAGTTTATAGAGGATCCTAACAAGATTCATTATAAACTAGACATTGCCAAGTTACCGCCTGAGTTGCTAAGGACGCACTACGAACCTCTTACACCGGCTGAATACGAACCAGCTATAAAATCGTTTTTTAAAACCAAATTTGGAGGATTTAATGATCAGGAAGTTGCGTAATTCGATTGCTACTCCGTATGGAGTACTCCCTCTGTCTCTTGCAAACCCTGACAGTGAAGGTGCGTTAGCACTTGACTCGTCGCAGTCGGTTGATGGGTCATACTTACCCGTTTCGTTACCAATAGAGAAAGTAGTCCCAGTGATGATCGCGAAGTTGATTTCGCTTTGTAGCCGTGATTTATCTCGTTGCCCCATCAAGTTGGATCAGTTGGATATAAACAGTAAGAAAGCTTGGGCTGAGTTTGTTATCCACGTTTATGAGCATAGAGCTGACTATGGTGAATTGTATTCTCATCTTTTTTTGGGTGGCCATTTAGCTACTGCTCCGGTTACTTATGATCTGCGTATTGATAATCCACGAGATTACCTACTCCCTCACTCTCCACGTACAGCTTCCGTTCTTCCTTTTTCCGGTTCGTATCTCTTTGTAGGAAGTCCTTCAGTTGGTAAATCATACTTTATCAACAATGTAATGAAGAAGCAAGACGCGTCGCTCGTCGTTGTTTCTTTTCGCGAGCGTGGTGATCTCAGTTCGCTTCAGCTTACGCAAAGCGGAATGTTCATGTTAATGCACGCTGCTCTCGTTCTAGGTAGAGATATAGTAATAGACTCTATCTACATGGAAACTGTCTTCGACAATAGTGCTAAGATGCAGACTGGTATTAGTCGTGGAACTTTTAATGACTTTGCAACTTTATCTACCTACGCGAAGATCGCAAACACAGCTGTTGTACAAGTAATGACTTGGCCCACTTCTCGCATCGATGTTGCTATGGAGATCCTAAACATGGCTACAGCTACTAGCGACGGTCTTATAACTCGTGTTAAACTAAGCGACGGTGACCGTCTAGCTTTGGTTTCGCTCCACGATAAGTTCGACCGTGCTTTCGTTCCTATTTCAGAATTAGGTAAAGCTGATTACGATCAAGGGGTAGATCAGTTTAGTTTTGCTTCCGATTCAATGGATCAGCTAACCAGTGATGCTGCTTCTTTTTCGAGAGTTTTTCGACTTCTCAACACGAACAACTCTTATCAGACCGACACGGACCTAGAAAATTCAGCGCGGCTCGGAGTTTCTGTGGCGCTGGACAATGAAACAAAAGTTAACGATTTTGGAGGTTTCTAATGCGAGTAAAAAATTTACTCAAGCTAACAAACGAGTCGGGATATGCCTATGTATTTAAAGATTTTGGTGTAGGTAAAGTCGATAAACTTTTCCCTACCAGAGCTTCGAATGCTGTTGATTCAATACTGGATATTATTAAAGGAATTGTATCTAAAGACAAAGTGATTTCAGTAAGTATGTTAGCTAGTAGCGAAGTTGTTTCAGAAATCAAAACTAGCTTGACTGATGATCTTTTTATGGCAATTACGCTTTTGTCAAATCGTACCTTCCTAAACGATTTGAGGAAAAATCTTGACGGTACATCCAGTGACTATGTTCCTGTAGCTATGCTAAAAGCTTCTCGAACTTCTATTTACGAAGTTGAAGATCTACTTCGTGTAATTGAGAGGACTTTTAAGAACGGTAAGGCTAGCTACTCCGCATCTTTAAAAACGCAGGCAATTGTGAGTCGAATTATCGTTTCTCTCTTCGATGCTTGGGAATTGATTGGTTCATCGTATAATGTATACGATAATTTCCGACTTAGGTCTAACTATGTAGCGTCGGTTGAAGAGTTGGGTTACGAAATGGCGAGAGCTAAACTTTTGGAAGCCTTCTCAAAAATCGTTCCTCCAAGCAAGCAAGACGCGACAAGTAATTATATGCGGTTGCCTGATGCTCTGTTTGCTGTAGGTATTCAACTAGGAATCGTCGTTCGAGAATACTTCTTTTCAAAGGAACCCCTCGAGTTTATTCTCAAAGGGCTCTTTTCTCGGCTATTCAATCGAGATCTTCCGGAGGAACTGCGCTCTTCTTCTTTTTTCGATGCGTATGCCGATAACTGGACTTTAACCGATTTTATTTTTCGTAATTTCGGATACTTCTCGAAGAACTACAAAATTAAAAACGAGTCTAGTTTTTCGTACGCTACGGCTCGAGCGGCTGAGTATTACGGTTACCTGGATTCCAGGTGGTCTAGGTTAGAAAGAAAGCCAGTGTCAGAATTGGCTGGTTTTTACCGATATGATTTGCGTATCTCGAACGACTTACCCGCTCTAATCCACGGATATGTTCCGGTTAATAGTTCTGAGAGACCTCTTGAATTCCTGATGCTCAACGCAACAGGAAAAGTCACTGCACCCGGGTTCAACAGATACGAAGTGGTTGAAGTGCAGAAGGAGAGTAATGTACATTTTCAATCGCTGTCTCATCTCCAACAACGAGTAAATATTGGAGCAGTTGACTATCTTATAAAGCACGCTCTTGATAATTTAGATATTGCAGTTAGCGTGTACGATGCTCCACTTATATTCCTCGAGGCTTCAGAAACCTTTTTTGAACAGAGTTCTCTAGAGATTTTATCTCGTTTCAGAACTATCTTTATGGCAGCAGACATTGGTTTCTCTGATGGTTCTGACTTCGATGGTATCGTAGACAAAGTGCAGCGCGGTAGTCTAGACATTACCGATTTATATACACTTTTCGAATACTATTACAAGCCTCGAGTTGTGGGTACGGGTCAGAGTAACTCGTTAATTTTTGGAGTTGTAGGAATTACTGGTGAAGGTTTTCACCTCACCCGGGATCCTCTCTTCTTGAACATCTGGTCTTCTGAGAACGATTCTTTAAGCGCTGTAGCCTTTAACCAACCTCAGACTGATTTCGTTAAAGATTATCAATGGTTGAGAGAGGGGTACCAAGTTGAACGACACTTTCTATCGAAAGATGATCTACTTGAGTGGATTGCGTACACCGACAGCTTTTCTCCCACTCCTGAACCTCGTGCTCTACGAACATACATTGATAATTCGACTAAACCTATCTTAATTCGAGACGAAGCTGGTGCTATTAAGAAACATATCTTACCGAATGTCTCGTTAAGTAGTAACATTCAAGTTAATGGAAGTTTTATATACAAGCACATTGTCAAACTTCCAAACGCTTTTTGGAACCAGTTGCGCGCAAAGCTTAACAGCTTCTATTTCGCTCAGTTATTGGTTTCAACTTCGACTAATGCTCCAGTGTATGTCTACGCGTCGGAAGTTCAGAAGCACACTCTCGACGGTCTTTGCGCTTTAATGGAGACTGACGAGGTATCCAAAACTATCTCGTATCTTCTGGCTTCAGTTCCGGTCCGTAGAGGCAGACTTCAAAATGTGCTTATGAATGCTTTTGTAATTGGCTTAAGAGTCATTACATCACTTTCTCGTGTACATTCTGAAGACATGGCAGGTGTTATTGACTTTGAATTGAACCTGTTGAAATCGGTAACTCGTTCGAACGGCAATACAATTCATAATGACAACAGTATTGAAAGCTATCTGGTACACAGAGATAGTTTCAAACGGTTGTTCGGTTATGGATTATGAAAACTTTTTTAATAGGCCTCGTTTTGCTTTGCGGTTGCAGCTCGCATCCTACGATACCAGACTTCTTCTTTTTATCTCAAGAAGTTAAAGAAAATCCGTGGTTACTTACACTAGGCGCGCTGTATCAGGTATCGCCTACCGACAGCAGTGAGGTACGGAAAATTGTCATTCAAGAGGCTGTTAAATTCTCAAGATATCGTTTATGCTTGAAAGCAGGTTTACCCTACACCGAATGTGTCAAGCTTTTTGATGCAAATCGCAAGACCGCTGATTATTACTAG